TAAACAATGCTATGTTGCATATATGCAGTAGGAGGTACGCATGAATAGAAAAGGATTTATTGGAGGCAGTGATCTCTATAATATTATGAAGGGAGATTGGCATGACTTATGGCTTGTCAAAACAGGGCGCAAAGAGCCTGATGATTTGTCTGACATTTTCCGTGTTAATCTCGGTGTCGCCACTGAAGACTTCCATATTGACTGGTTTAGCCGTCATGCTGGTTTTCCTGTTGAGGAAAAGCAAAAAGAATTTAGCTTAACAATAGATCATGTGCCATACAAAGGGCAAGCTGATGCTATCATGCGCACCGATGATGCTTATGCGCCTAACACTGTGTTAGAATGCAAGCACACTTCTAGCAACAAAAGCATGAAAGATATGCTAGAGAATTACATGCCGCAACTTCACATGTACATGCGGCTATCAAATACAAACGAGTGTTTTTTCTCTGTGATCTTTGGCAATGAATGGGCATGGTGTCGCGTCAACTTTGATGAAGAGTATTGGTTGAAGGTGCATCATACTGTTATGGATTTCTGGGAATTAGTAGAAACAGAAATAGAGCCGCCAGTTGATGGCGTTGGTGTTGATAAAATAGATTGGTCTAGCATTGCCATTGATGGCTTGGTTGCCAGAGACGCAAGCAAAGACAACTATTTTATAGATCTTGCGCATAATTATGTACAGACAATTGATGCCGCAAAAGATCACGAAACCGTAAAGAAACAATTACGATCTTTAATTCAAGAAGATGAGAGGGAAGTGTACTGTGATTTCTTATCTATCAAACGAGACAAGCGCGGCGCATGTCGCATTGTAATAAAAAAAGAGGCAGAATAAACTGCCCCTTTTCTTATCATCAACAACACATGTTAGGAGAACATGATGCCCAATGATACTAAACCAAATACAAAAGTCCAGCCCAAAACTTTAACCGAAGCGTTAATTGCATTCCACAATACAGGCGCATCAGCTAAAAAGTCTGGCAAAAATCCACACTTCAAATCAAACTATGCCACGCTAGAAGAGGTTATTGATACCGCTAGATTGGCAACAGAGTATGGTATAACATTTACCCAACTCATTGACTTTGAAGAAAACATAATCTTTGTAAGAACAAAGATCATGCACATCTCTGGCGAAGAGTTAGAAAGTAGAACGCCAGTGATGACACCAGATATGTCTAACCCACAAAAGATGGGATCAGGCATTACCTATGCCAAACGCTATGGCTTGCAGTCTGCGTTTGGTTTGCCGTCAGAAGATGATGATGGCAATCTAGCCGCCTCTAAGACAGGCGAAGTCCGTAACCCAGTGCAGTCACAAGGAGCATTCTAATGACTGAGTACGATAACACAAACAAGGGGGCGGCGTTTGCCCCCAAAGAAGAACAGACGCTAATCCTTACAGGCTCTGTGCAAGATGATAAAGAAAACAAAAGCAGAATTGCTATTATCAAAGACACAGATCATAAGGGCAAAGATGTCTTATCCGTATATGAAAGAGTAGGTGTTCTGTATCAGAACGAATCAGATACAGGTGGTAATGCCCTCGCACCAGATTATTCAGGTCCTTACAAACAAAACCTAAGGATGGCTGGATGGCGTAATAGTAGCGAATCTGCTGGAAATTATCTTTCTCTAAAGATATCAGAGAAACAAACCAACCAACAAGAAGCCGCACCAGCACCACAAGCTGAAAACACTTTGTCTGACAATGTTCCATTTTAATTAGGGGGAGGGGGATAATTAATAGTTATCCCCCTTTATTATCATGGCAATCAAAACACCACGCATAAGATCAAATTCGCCAAAGCATTTGTGCGCGCTATATAAAGTTATGATGACCGCAGAGTTCTATAAAGAATTAACTGTATCGGCAATTAGCCCTGATGAAGCAAAAAAATTAGCTGAAGAAAGAGTAAGGGCAAGGCAAGGGGGATTGTTAGCAAGAGGTTATAGTATTGGCGATATTGAAATAATAGGAGTAGAAGAATGATAACAAGAGAATTTATTTTGCAAGAAGCAAACAAAGCTGTTGCAAATAGAGGCACTGATTATGGAAAGCCAAGCGAAAACTTTGACCGCATAGCTGAACTATGGGGAAGTTATATTGGTATAAGCTTTCAAGCTGAAGATGTTGGTATCATGATGATGATGGTTAAGATTAGCCGCATCATGGAAACGCCAAGCCATGTAGATTCATGGGTAGACATTGCTGGCTATGCCGCCATTACTGCCGAAGCGATTGCCGAAATTGAAGATACTTTGCACCATCATGAGGATCAGCAAAGCACTGATTCCACGACACAGGATTAGGGTTATGAGGATCAATGACTTGCAAAATTGCTTGCCCAAAGTTTTGTTGTTCAAAGCCTTTGACGAAAGCATAAGTGTCATGGAATTTATATCCTCTCGCTCTGGCAAGCCACGCTGTGGTTTCCTCTTCCACCAACTCGATCTGAGACAAGGCCCAATTATGTCTATGTCCACTTATATACAGGTGGGCATTAGACTTGAACCTAGCCATTTTGTTTTGCGCATGCAACGCATTCCATTGGCTGTGACCAGGCATATCATGAGCGGCGTGTATGCGGCACTCTCTTCCATTAGGAAAGACCAGCGCAACTCTAGCTTCCCAATCTTCTCTAATAGTGTGGGGCTGGGCCATCCATTTAAGTGGATCACCAGCACCAGACCACATGTCATGGTTGCCGCCAATGAGAATCATAGGGTTCATTTCTTGGATCAACCACTCAACTAACTTCCATGCTGTTTTGTGAGATGTGTCTTGTTCGCCATATAAGCGTCCTAGACGGCCTATCCAATTATTCTGGTGATCACCTAGCGAACACCCATAGATGTTGCTGTTCTCGCGCAGTATAGACAGATGAGAGCGTAGGTTATCCCAATCGCAATGGTTGTCATCTATGTGGGGGTCGCCAAACCAGAGCAATCCAATAGGATCATCTGATTTCATTTTAATCTTTATCCATTTTTTGGATTCTTTATTCTTTTTTCTTTGTTTAAATCTACCATGTAATTGATCTACTATATCTTCTACTGGTATATCATCAGGCACAACATCTGGTGTTTCATATTGGCTTGGCTTTTCTAGCAATTTTTTCCGCATTAAATATCTTTGGTATCTGTCATTGAATGTACTTTTTGGAATGCCAGAATTCTTTATTGCTTCACCCCTCGATCCATATTCCCGAACTAAAAGATATGCCTCTTCTTCCAATTTATAATTATCCATGACACTCCAACATAAGTTGTTTCAAATGATGACCGCGAGATTTGACTTGCTGAAACCAAAGCGAATCTTCCATCTCTTCTGCCGCACCAATAAAATCTCTGTCCTCTAACGCCGCGATCATTTTCTTGAACCTAGAAAACCTAGGCCAGCCAAGATTAAACACCATAGAGGCAACAACTAGTTGCGCATTATGAGGTAGATCACGCCACCAATCCATGCGATCATCCAACTCGCCAACAGCAATCTCGATATCATCTCGCAAGATTTGCTGGGCGGCCTCCAATGATATAGGTGTATGAAGATTATGCCCATAGCCTATTGTCGGAACCCCAACTGTATCTGTGTACATCTCAAGCCGAAGACCTTCATGCTCGGCAACCATCTCGGTTAATTCATCTATCATTTCTTAGCCTTAAAGCTGTCAACAACACCACCGCCAAAGTAAAAACCAAGAATAATTAACATCGCATAATTGATGCTGAATTGTTCCATAACCTTTGTAACAGAATCTGGATCACCATATCCAGATATGGTCATGCCTAATACGATCAGGTAACTGCCAAGAAATGTACCACCAAACATAAGAGCTAGGTATCTCTGGGCAATCTTGAATGGTGCGTAAGAATTCATAAGGGCTATTTTTGCGTCGCTCTTAGCCTTGATCTCTTCTTCTGTTGAAGTGTGCATATCATCAATAAGTTGTATTCCTTTTTTGATGACATCGCCACCACCAAGAATATTGTTAATAACGCCTAACATATTACCCTCTCAATAAGTAAGCCGCTGTCCCTGCTACTGCGACCATCAATACTATGGCAACTATAATCACAAATGCTTCAATAATAAACTGTTTTTTTCTGTAAGCCTTTAAATCAGCCTCACGCCTCTTCTTGCGTTCTTCAGCTTGGAATGCTTGCCAGTCAGACCATAACTTAGGTCTGCCCATGTATATCATAATCTGTTTAAGTTCTGCTTCTTGCTGTTTGATAGCTTCTAAAGCCATAAACTTCTCAAGGTCACTACCACCAGCAGATGCCTTGTG